GGCATAACCTGGTCGTAATGACCAACGGTAAGTCCCACCTCTATCCACCAATAAATTTTGTTTATTGGTTAGTGATAATCTAGTTCATGAATAGTAATATTCATGGAATGCTATGTGAAAACATAGTAGTTGTACTAATGTTTTCAACAACTATATCAATCCGGCCGTAGCCGGCCTTAGGATTTATGGAGAACCGAAGCATCGTACTCTTAACGAGTATTAGACGCTTAGCGACTCACCACATATCTCCTTTGGCGTTAAACGCCGGTATACACCGGTCATGAAATTGTTGAATTTCAGACGATGCAACTAGAGGAGATACCTAAGAGATTGAGAATTATCTCTACTGTAACAGGTATCTCAAATAGAGGTTTCTCATAGATCGCTAATAATAAATATTAACAACCCATGAAAAACACAAACTTTTTAAATAAAATTAAAAAGGCCTATTTGAGAAATAGTACTACAACATTGGCTAATCATTTATGATTAACTTTTGTTAAGGTACTAGTCTGATTATACAGTATACCTTCGTCTGAACACACTCATGTTTTTAAACTTTTAGAGCGTATCCAGAGCCTTCGTAAGAACTCTGGTGACACTTGAACGGTTGCTTATTTAAAAGAAGCACATCGTTTAAGTAGTCACTGGGTATCTGGGAAACCAGATACATGTTCTTCTGAAGTACGGGTTGCTGTGAGAGGTCTCCCTTTAATAATACCGGGTTTTCTACGTAACAAATGTTATGCTAGAGAAAACTGGAATTATTTCAGGGTAATCCTGACTCTACTTTCAGTGTTCCGCGTTATGAACGCGGATCCTAAGATTAAACTTGGGACTATAACTGATCCTTTTAAAGGAAGTTACAAGACACTGCCGACGAACGAAATATTTCGCGCGCTAGAGAATCTAGGAAGTAGACGCGAGTTCAATCTTCCATCTTATAAGAAGGAAGTCCCTTATGCAGGGAGATTATTGAACTTGTCCACAGCAGGCCCTAATTCAAAGGTTCAGATGAGAGGGGCGATGGTCGATGCGATTGCATTAACCAATCATCCCTCAATTCTTCAATCGTTGATAAAGTTAGCTGAGCATTCAACTCCATATTTAGCTTCTGTTTTGAAAAAACAGACTGCCTTCTTGCGAGCTATTCGGGACTTTCCGATTGAAAAATTCAATCGAATAGGACCGATACTCGGTGACC